AGAAAACTATACATACTTAATACACATTGGCTCAAAATTAAGAAACAAAAACTGCGTAGAAGAAAGAAAACATTTATAAAACTATATAAAATGAAACGATTACAGGAGTTAAGAACTATACTCAAAGTTGCATAAGAATAAATACTATTATGGCCGAATTAAACGACATACAGAAACTTGCTACAGATGTTCAGGTTCTTAAAACTGAAGTTGAACAGGTTGCAAATGTTAATACTAAACTTGACAACGCAATAGATAAATTAACTGATATATCAGGAAGTATTAAATCTATGTTGGCCGTACACGAAGAAAAACTATCTAAACAAGAGGAAATTGATAAAGCAATATTTAACCTAATAGAGAATCGTAGGGTTGAATTTGATACAAATTATAAAGAATTACACGCTAGAATCAACAAGATTCACAATCAATTAACCGATGAAATTGAGATGTCAGAAAAGCGTTTAATGTGTGAAATTAAGACTTTAAACTCAAATTTAGACGGTAGGATAGGCGTTTTTGAGAAATACAGATGGATCATCATAGGGGCGGCAATAGTGCTAGGATTGTCTATGCCTCAGTTGATGTCAGTATTTAAAATTCTGTAATAGGACCTTGACAAAATAGTATATATAGTATATACTGTTTATTATGAGTGGTTACATTGATTTAAATTATATTAGTAAAATACAGCCTAGATTACAACAGTTTAAAAAGAAACGAGATTACCTTTTCAATTTTCGTTGTCCTGTTTGTGGTGATTCTAAAAAGTCTAAAACAAAAGCAAGAGCATATCTTTATAGAGTAAAAAATGATATGTTTTTCAAATGCCATAATTGTAGTGCTTCACACAATTTGGCTAATCTTATAAAGTTAGTTGATAGACCTTTATACGATCAATATATTTTAGAAAGATATAAAGGTAGTAAACCATCAAATGATGCCGAAAGTTTATTTGATAAGTTTAAAACTAACACAAAACAAAAATTAAAATCTACACCTCTACAAGGCCTTACAGCCTTTAGTAATATTGAAAATGAACATCCTGCAAAGCAGTATTTGATAAAACGAAAACTGCCTACAGAATACTTTGACCGATTATATTATTGCGACAAGTTCCAAACGTATGTAAATAAGATACGCCCAGGGACTTTTGATAGTCTAAATAAAAAATACGAACATCCTAGATTGATAATACCTTTTTATGATGTTGGTGGTGAAGTCTTTGCTTTACAAGGCAGAGCATTTGGTAAAGAACAACCAAAATATCTAACAATAAAACTACAGGAAAACAAACAAAAAATATTTGGCCTAGAACGAATTAATCTACACAAAAGATTATACATAGTTGAAGGTCCATTAGATAGTTTGTTCCTTGAAAATTGTCTTGCGGCTGGTGGTGCTGATCTACAACTACCTGTTGAAAAAAAAGATGTTGTTTTTATTTTTGATAACGAACCAAGAAATAAAGAAATTATAGATAGAATGTATAAGTTGATTGATAAAAGTTATATGGTAACAATATGGCCAGAAGGAACAAAAGAAAAAGATATTAACGAAATGATCGTAAACGGCAAGACAAAAGAACAAATACAAAAAATTATATTCGACAATACCTATTCAGGTTTGTCAGCAATTACTCAATTAAATTCATACAAACGTTGTTAAGGAGAGAAAAATGGTAATGGGAAACGAGTCTATAAACGTCAAAAAAAGAAAAGATAGAGGAACAGAACCTCTTAACATTGAAAAGATACATGAAATGGTTGAGTATGCTTGTGAAGATATAACTGGAGTATCTTCTTCCCAAGTAGAAATGAAAAGTGGTTTACAATTTTATGATGGCATTACAACAGATGATATTCAACAGATTTTAGTAAAGTCAGCTGCAGACTTAATAGATTTAAATAATCCTAATTACACATATGTAGCAAGTAGATTACTTTTATATTCATTGAGAAAACAAGTTATCGGCAAACTATGGGATCACCCACACCTTTATGACCATGTTAAAAAAGTTGTAGAGTTAGGATTATATGATAAAGAAATTTTAGAAAACTATCAAAGAAAGGATTTTGATAGAATGGAAAATTGGATCAATCATAATAGAGATTATGATTTTACTTATGCTGGATTAAGACAAGTGATAGACAAATATCTAGTACAAGATAGAAGTACTAATCAGGTGTATGAAACACCACAATTTATGTACATGCTTATTTCAGCAACGTTGTTTGCTAAATACCCAAAAGAAACGAGGATGAGTTATGTTAAAAAATATTATGACGCAATTAGTCAATTCAAAATCAATATTCCTACTCCCGTTATGGCTGGTGTACGAACTCCTTTACGTCAGTATGCGAGTTGTGTATTGGTTGATATTGATGATACCTTACCTAGTATTTTCTCTGGTGATATGGCGATTGGAAGATACATCGCTCAAAGAGCTGGAATCGGAATCAATGCAGGCAGGATACGTGGAATCAATGCAAGGATACGAGGTGGGGAGGTCCAACACACTGGTGTTATACCTTTTCTTAAAAAGTTTGAGGCAACGGTTAAGTGTTGCACTCAAAATGGAGTCCGAGGAGGATCAGCAACAGTCCACTTTCCAATCTGGCACCAAGAAATAGGTGACATTATTGTTCTTAAAAACAATAAAGGTAGTGAAGATAATCGAGTTAGAAAATTAGATTACTCAATACAGTTATCAAAACTATTTTATGAAAGATTTATTAACAATGAAGATATAACTTTATTTTCACCACACGAAGTACCTGAACTATATGAGGCTTGGGGTACACCAGAGTTTGATGAACTCTACGAAAAAGCAGAAAGAAAAATTAGCATTAAGAAAAAGAAAATAAACGCACAAGAATTATTTTTTGATATATTGAAAGAACGTGCTGAAACAGGCCGTATCTATATTATGAATATTGACCATTGTAATACTCACTCATCTTTTAAAGATAGAATTTACATGTCCAATCTATGTCAGGAAATAACTTTACCAACCACTCCAATACAACACATTGATGGAGAAGGTGAAATTGCTTTATGTATTTTATCTGCCATCAATGTGGGTAAAATCAATAAAAGAGATGAACTAGAACCTTTGTGTGATTTGGCCGTAAGAGCATTAGATGAAATTATAGACCATCAAAAATATCCTATCAATGCCGCTGAAGTATCTACAAAGGCAAGAAGAAGTTTAGGTATTGGTTATATTGGCCTTGCTCACTATCTTGCTAAAAAAGGTTACAAGTATGAACAGAAACTTGCATGGAGACAAGTTGATAAACTTACAGAAGCATTTCAATATTTTCTATTAAAGGCAAGTAATCAACTTGCAAAAGAAAAAGGACAATGTTCAGCATTTAAACAAACAAAATATGCAGATGGTATACTACCTATTGACACTTATAAAAAAGACGTAGATGAATTAGTAAAAAGAGATTACACTTACGATTGGGAATGGTTAAGAAAAGAAATAAAAGAAAGTGGTTTAAGACACTCAACACTTTCTGCTCAAATGCCTAGTGAATCATCATCTGTTGTATCAAATGCAACAAATGGCATTGAACCACCAAGAGATTATTTGTCAGTTAAAAAATCTAAAAAAGGACCATTAAAACAAATCGTACCTGAATATCAAAAACTAAAGAATTTTTATACACTACTTTGGGATATGAAAGGGAATGAAGGATATATAAATATCGTTGCTGTAATGCAAAAGTATTTTGACCAGGCAATATCAGGTAACTGGTCTTATAATCCTGAAAACTATACCGATGGTCAAGTACCAGTATCGGTAATGGCACAAGATTTGTTGACGACATATAAACTAGGTTGGAAGACTTCTTATTATCAAAACACATATGACAGTAAGAAGGATGAAGAAGAACCTGCTCATCCAGTTGGGTTCCACGATAACGTGCCAGAGGATAAACAAGAAGAAGTAAAAGAGGAAGAGGATCCAGAAAACTGTGATTCTTGTACAATTTAATGATAAAGAACATATTTAACAAAAGAAAACACGTATCAATTTATGACGAGGAAATTGTTCCTACTGAAGCTGAAATAAAAGAAATACTTAAAACAGCATATCCTCTTGTTACCTCTAAACAAAAAGCATTTCCATATCAAGTAAACGTTTTAGGTCCAAATAAACAACGCAGTATTGAATTGTGGAATCTATGTGAGGGAAACAAAATAGATACTGACATAAAAGAATTTGGTCTAGATCAATCAAAGTATTCACCTAATGAGGGATTATTTCACATTTATAACGCTCCTTATACACTAATAATTACTCCGAGAGAAGCTCCACCTAATGAATATCATAAAGAGAAATTTGCTAAATCTAATTCAAAATGGGAATTACACGATAGAAATTTTGTAAATACTCACAATAGAGAATCTGGTGCTATAGAAATAGGAATGATTGCTAAAGTAATAACAGGTTTACTTTTAGAAAAAGGTTGGGATACATCTTATAACGTTTGTTTTCCTAAAGATTTATTAAAGTGGAAAGATTATACTTTTTTAAAATTTGTTCCAACTTTAATACAAACAATAGGTAAAGGAAAAAAATATAAGTATGAATATAAAGAACCAGGAGAATCAGAAAAAGATATAGCTCCACCTTTTGATGATATATTTAAATTTATAGATAACAATTAATATGAAAACAGTATTTAATAAAGATAAAAAACTAGATAGTACAAAACAACCAATGTTTTTTGGTGCAGATTTAGCTGTACAAAGATATGATACATTTAAGTATCCTGTATTTGATAGATTGACACAACAACAGTTAGGTTTCTTTTGGCGACCAGAAGAAGTATCTTTACAAAAAGATAGAAACGATTACTCTCAATTATCTGAATCACAAAAGTTTATCTTTACATCTAATTTAAAATATCAAACAATGTTAGATTCAGTACAAGGTAGAGGTCCGTGTCTTGCATTTTTACCATTTGTTTCTATACCTGAATTAGAAGGTGCCATTGTTGCATGGGACTTTATGGAAACAATTCACAGTAGAAGTTATACATACATTATTAAAAATCTATATTCAAATCCATCTGATGTATTTGATACAATTATACAAGATGAGAAAATAGAAAAAAGAGCAAAGTCCGTAACTGAAGGTTACGACAAATTAATTAATTTAGGTTACAAATACAAACTAGACCCTAAATCAGTTGATGAATATGAACTAAAGAAAGCACTATGGCTATCATTAGTAACTGTAAATGTATTAGAAGGTTTAAGATTTTATGTATCGTTTGCTTGTTCATTTGCTTTTGGTGAACTTAAACTTATGGAAGGTAGTGCTAAAATATTATCATTGATTGCTAGAGATGAAAGTCAACATTTGTTAATGTCACAAAGCATTATTAATAATTATAGAAATAAAGAAAATGATAAAGTGATGAACAAAGTTATTAAAGATACAGAAAAAGAAGTTTATCAAATTTATGATGACGCAGTCCAAGAAGAAAAACGTTGGGCGACTTATTTGTTTCAAAAAGGTTCTATGATAGGCCTTTCTGAAAAACTGTTACATCAATATGTTGAATATATAGCAAATAGAAGAATGAGAACTATAGGATTAAATCAAGTATATGAACACTCATCATCCAATAATCCATTACCATGGACACAACATTGGTTTAATAGTCGTTCAATGCAAAATGCTCCACAAGAAACTGAAATAGAAAGTTATGTTATTGGTGGACTTAAACAAGACGTTAAAAAAGATCAATTTAAAACATTTAAACTATAATGACAACACTTACTCCACCAAATTTAAATAAAGTTAGAATTAGCTGTAAAAACTGTGATGTATCCTATCAAGTTGAATGGGATGACGAAACAGAACCAACTACTTGTCCTTTTTGTGGTGCAGACACTTCTATAGATGAAGAGGATGCAATTTTTGAAAATGAAGAAGACCAAGACGATTGGAATTGATTATAGTTTAAGCAGTCCTGCTATATGTGTATGTAGAGGTGAGTTTAAATTTGAAAACTGTAAGATATATTATCTTACAAATGTAAAAAAATATGAAGGTAATTTTTGTAATGGACAAATAAATGGCAGACTTCATTTACCCTATACCTCCGAGACACAACGACACGATCAAATTTCCGATTGGGCGATTAATATTGTTGATACTGCTATTGGTAATATTTTTGTAGAAGGCTACTCATATGGCAGTAAAGGACTTGTATTCAACTTAGCAGAGAATATGGGTGCTCTCAAACATAAACTGTACAAACTAAACAAAAGATTTGAAAGTATAGTGCCTGGCCAAGTAAAAAAGAATGCTACTGGCAAAGGTAATGCAGATAAATTAAAAATGTATGAGCAGTTTGTAAAAGATACAGATATTAATTTGATAAAAGAATTTGATCAAACAAAACTAAACAATCCTGTAACAGATATTGTTGATTCGTTCTACGTAGCCAAAGCAGGATACGACAGAAAATAGACAAGAATCAGTCAAAAGTGCGTCAGAATAGCACACTTATACCCTAAAAACCTAGTAAAATCAACGTTTTTTATGCTTGACTTTTAGCCATTTTTCATATAGTATATACGTATATGAGAAAAAAAAACAACAATAAAAAGGACAACACAATGAAACACACAACAAAATTTAAAATCACTAATACTAAAAATGTACAAGTAGAAATACTTCCGTCATACACACCGAAGTATTCTGAAAGACATACTATTAAGTCACATCTTAAAAATAGATATTTTGTCGGCGGTACAAAACCAACTGCTAGAATATCTAATGTTTATCATAACGCATATGCAAATTATAAAACTAACGAAGTTGTAAATCATATCACAAAATACAAAAAAGTTGAAAAGGAGGCTGCATAATGACAAAAGAAATATACAAAACATTTAATATTGTTTACAAAAGAGAATACTTTGATTCTGAAGACGCAGAATATTTTTGGAGTAGTGACTCAATGTATAAAAATGTTCCTATTTCTAAAATTAAATATTATAGAAAACAGTTATTAAAATTCAAAGATTACATGGATAAGACCTATAAAGAAGACGCAACAAACTTTGCTGGCGCTACTGCTATTGAGATAATCTATCCAGACGAATATTATCAAACATATGAAGATGTATTTGGTTCAGAAACGGCTGCTGGTGACGATAACTTATATAACGACTTTGGCCAGTTATACCAAAGACAAGGTTTTAGAAAAGACTTTAATCCCGATATGACAAAAAATTACAAAACTAAAAGAGAATATATAACACAACTAAACTAAGGAGACACTATGACAATAGACACAAATATAATATATA